ATAATCCCAACCCTTTGATTCAATTGTTACTCCGTTGCCATGAATATGTAAGTTCTTATAGTCTGATAGGTTCAATTCACCCATTGATTCGTTCTCCGACCCAAGCGTTATCACCCCACCCATAAACTCAACCACAATCGCCACATCATCACTTTCACGCTGACTGTCTAATGCCGCTATCGCATCCATAATCGCTTGTGCAGGGTCTGCAACACCTGTTAAGTCTAAGTCGGCGCGTTCTTTGTGTAGGCTGTTTGGGGCGGCGATGCTGTAATGTAAACCGCTTTTACAATCACTTCCGCCACCGCCGCCAATCGGTACTGATAAATTTCCTTTAATCATTATCGCTCACCTCAATTCAAAATTGCACGGATAGCTATATTACAAGCACCGCCATTATTTACAATCTTAATTGCAAACACTGTTTTATTAATCGTTTCGTTTTCTTTAATCTCCTGCCACATTGCACCCGCGTCTTTCGGATTGCTGTTTAATGTCGCGTACAATGTAACATCGCCGTCCGTTTGCCAGCCAATATCGTTTATGCCTCGCTTGTTTGGCGAAATGGTCGGCATTTTAACGATAACAGTTTCAGCTCCTTCTAACTCTTTTTCAAACACATAATTAAAGGCGTTTGTGGTTCTTGTGAAGTTTAGCATTTTTATACCCCCTCAAATTTTCTAAGCTGCACATCTGTTGTAGTATTCAAATTTTCGTCATACCTTATAGAAACAACAACTACCGCGTTATATCCTGATATAATTTTATCCGTTTCCCCGCTTGATACCGTCATGGAAGAAATATTTTCTTCCGTCAATATTGTATCCACTGTTTCTTGTGTCATGGGGCTTGTTATGGTACACATTAAAGACCACACATTCTTGTCCCTGTTTACCATTTGCTCGTTTAAATTGATAATATCTACCGTTGTTTCGTCATTAAATGTTAATGTCATTTTTTGTTACCCCCTTTAAGTTTGGTCTAAAATAGCATTTAACTCATCTTTCATTAAGTTAAGAGAATTTGCTGTTACAAAAACAGCATTTCGAACTGCCGTTACATCGCTAAGTTTAACAAATAAAGTTCCATGTAACATACTGCGAGCTACAAAACCTAAGAAAAGGTCGGCAATAGCCTCTTTATTTACAAAGTCGTACTGTATAACGGTCGATAAGTTATAAAAATCTTCTCCCTTGTATGCGGCTACCTCGTCAAGTTTATAAACATAATTATTCCATTCTAAAGCTGTAAGATTGTACTGCCCATCTGGCACCTTTGCAGCAACCCAAGAAAAGGTAGTGGGCTTTGTTCCTTGTAGATGCTGTCTTTTAGTTTCCCAATAAATAAGCCCATCATCTGCTATTGCATCATAATATTGTGAGTACAAAATCGCTGCTCCGACCTGCAATTCGGTAACCCCTTTAACTATATAGGTAACGTTTAGCGTTAATCCGGTTACTGCGTAGCTCGACATTCCCCCATTGTACAAGGAAAAAGAAGTTACTGGTACAACTCCGTTTTTCTTATACACATCAAATATCACTCTGGTCCAGTTATAAGAAAAGTTGCCAATGGTCACCCTTAAATTATTCCCTACCTGTGATGTTGAAAATTTTGCAGGTTCAGGGCACATAGTAAGCGTTGCCGGGGTTGTGCCGGCACTAAACTCATCTGTATTTGCATTATACCCATATGCTGTAAGCTGGTATGTAGTCGCATATTTCGTTACGTAAGACTTCCCCGGGGCACTTGCTAACAGGTCTAAATCAAATTCACACCAGTTGATTTTTTCGACGAGGGCTTTAGAAATCACCCAAGTACCAATCGTAGCTCCGCCGGACTCAAGCTTTATGCCATATCCTGTATGACCTGTGCTTTTACCCCATTTTACCAAGGCGGTGTTGTTATAACGATATATTACTGTAACATCTGCGTTTGGTTTTGTTGGCGCCATATAAAATCACCCCTTACATAAATCGAGCATAAACTAATAAATTGTCAACAGTTGCATTTGTAAAATCCCAAGTACCCACCGGATATGTTTTATGTGTGTTGCCGCCACTCGGCTCATTGCCAATATAAAGAACCGATGCCCCCATAGGTTTGATATACATCGAGCCACCCGCTTGATAAATAGTACCCCTGTGTTCAGGACTTCCACCTAAACTTTGATAATATAAATCTAAGCTTGCATCACTTGAGTTAAGACTTATATATTGTCCGTAAGTAGTGCTTGATAAATTACTTCTGACTTCCCCCCCTGTAATTGTTCCTCCTGTAATGCTGGGGCTTTCAATCGTTGTTTGCGTTATTTTTGTCGAGGTTATATACGAAGGTACAGTCGGTATGCTTGGCTTGTTTGTTAAATCGGAATAACTTCCGCTTGTTGCAACTGTTTTAAAATCAGGTTTATTATTAACTTTCGTCCATTCTATAACAGCGTCCGCACCCATAGTAACATTCGTTCCGACAATAAGACTTTCGATTTTAGCGGCTGAAATATTCGCGCCGTCCTTAATTTCGCTGTTTGTAACCCTGTATTCCCCGTCTGTATCTTTTGTTCCCAAAACAGCTTTATTCCATTGCTCCGCTTTTGCTATATAATCATCTTGCAACGGATTATCCTCGTCAAATGCCGGAACTTCCGTACCGTTTAAAAATATCTTTCCGCTTTCATCCAATCTCAATCTTACAGCCGTTTCATCTTCCGTGATATAAAATATATCAATGCCGGTTGCATCTTTGGTAATATAACCTACATTTTTGCCTGTTCCGTCACCTGCGCCTAAAACAATACCCGGTATGCCTGTTCCGTCTTTATCTTTGACAAAGCCAAGCGCCATCTTAATTAACTCATCATTTCTGAAAGTAATAAACTCTCTTTGCATTTGAATGTAATCATTTCCCACCCCATCAAAGTCGCTCGTTTTTATTTTCCCGGAAGTAATCAAATCACCTTTTATAGATACATTACCCTTCAACTTAAACCCTGTTGCCGTTTGTTCAAACACAGTGCCGAAGTTTGCCTGTGAAGTGCTTTCCCACGCCTCTCCGTTCCAAAAATAATAAAGATTGCCGGGCTCATAATAATAAAGTTTCGATTTGTTTACTCTATCATCTAAATCATTTATTTCTACAGGGTTGCCATAGTTTGCCTGTACCGTCTGTTTTATGCTTGCCGCCGTTTGTGTAATGTCGGATTGTAGCAAACCGTCTGCTGTTTGCCTGTCTGTTACTTCTTGTGTTATCACTCCCGCTGTTTGCGTTATTTGGCTTTGTATTGATGTTTCGCTTTCGCCAAACACATTTTCAACCACGGACGATATTTCACCCGCCGTTTGTACTACCTGACTTTGCATGGTATTTACCGGCGCCGTTGTCTCAACCCATTTATCACTTTCGAACTTATAAAACTTCTGATTAGCTAAGTTATAATATGTCTTTTCTCTATCCGCGCCTTCGGGCGGCAAATACGGTGAAGTCGAATTGCTGTAAATAATAACATCACCGTATACAGCTGAAACAACCTGTGTTATTCTGCCGGCTTCAACTATTAAAGCCGAATCAAGCCCGTTTATATCAGAAGCCATTATGGCAACTCTATCGGCTGTCTGGTCAATTTCCGTTTTCATGCCGTCTTTTTCTTTTCTGATGCGTCCGGAAAAATTATCATCGTCCAAGTTATATAACAAATCCTCATACTTGCGCTTTGTCAACGACAATTCATCACGAAGCGCCTGTACTTCCTTTTTTATTTCTCTTACTTCTGCCATTAAATCATACATACAGTTCGCCCCCTTGTGTTACAAAGATTTCAAGCCCATAAAGTTTTATCTTTCCGTATCCTTCAAAATGAAGTTTAAAGCCATAATTTGCCGTCTGTCTCGGCACTATCCGTATAGCTTTTAAACCAAGCCCCCTGCCGGAATATACTTTATGGGAACCGCTGTAAGAAAACTTTTCATCATCATAAACTATGTAAACCTCTAAAGAACCGGTTGTTAGAAACTCGGCAAACAACTGTATTTTTTTAATATGCTTTATATCAATTGTCTTTCCGGTAAATAAATCCGTTTCAAACGACCAACTATGAAAATAATTCCCGCTGTCAAGCCTGTAAACTTTGCCGTTTTCACCAAACAAAAACATTCCGTTTTTATTATACGCAAACCCCAATACGCCAAAATCAATACTTTCTTCCGACCATTGGTCTATAAATGTGTCATAAACAAATAATTTGTGTTCAAAGCCAACTTTCGTATATAAATAATACTTCCGTTTATCCGCTCCGCTAACAGCATTGCTAAACCGGTTGATATTTAAATTGTATCCAATGTTTCGCGGGTTCGCCCCTGTGTATATTTTCACTCCATCCATTGCAACAAATATTAGCCTGCCGTTTACTTCTTGAACCGTCCTGCCGTCAATTGCTCCTTCGGGGAATATATCATGTATTCTAAATGGATTTTTATTGTTATATATCTCGTGCATAAAATTATGCTTAAAACAAACCACATGGTTCATAAATGTTGTTATGCCGGTAAACGCTGTGTTAGCTTTCGTGTTCGCCTGTGCGGGAGAAACCCAAGCGTCGCTTTCGTTATACTCAGCATAATCAAAATCCCAATTGGCATAATCGTTAAATGCGCTTGCGTATACCCTGTCATCATCAACGCCGAATAGTCTTGACAAATGCACCGTTGCATATTTAATATCCGGTATAGGGTTATCCCCGTTCGCTTCCAAATCATCCGCTTTTAATTCGCTGTCATCTAAATAAACAGCCTTTTTATCCGGGAACACTATATACCGTTCTTCAAAGCTCCCCGAAATCGGGTCACCCACATCATCATATAAATTAAATTTAACAATGCTTCTTTGTATTTTTTCGTCCGCGCTTGTTGCCCCGCTTTCTTTAAGCTCGGCTGTATATGTCGATTTTCCGGAATCATTTTTAATATAATCGATTTTAATTTTTCCATCATCTCTGTAAACCACAAATAAAAAATCATCAAAACCGAATAAGCTGATAGGATTTGTATACCCCTCTTTATACACAACCCTCTTTTGCGACGGCGTTAAATATGGCGCCTCATCGGTGGATATATTGCTTGCCATAGACAAAACACCGGTATCTAAAGTTTGCCGTTTATTAAGCCCACTCCAGTTTACCTTTGTCAGCTTATACTGTTTTTGCCCCTGCGGTAACGGCAACTGCATATATGTTAATTGTTCCTGTTTTTTAGCCATAACAATACCTCACATACCAAACTTCGATTGTCTGGAAAGCGCCCACGCTTTAAAACTTTCAAGCAAAGCGTTGTAATCATTAAGCCACTTTGCGGCGTTGGCATCTTCATTTGCCAACTTATACGCTTCGCCCCTAAGTTTTGCCCCAACTATGTCTATAAATTCATAAGGCAACATTACATTCCCCGTTTGAATTACATCGCTTGCGTTTACAGTTTTTAATGCCGGCTTTACAAAATAATAAATAATTATTTCTTCCGGCACCGTTTCTGTTTTAACGCACAGCTTTTTACCCTGTTTATAATAAATACCAACAAATATATCCGGATTGACAATTGTAGACTTCATCAGCTGCACATCATCGACAAACACAGTATAAATATCCTCAAACCTTATATTGTTTTCCTCTGCAGGAACTGTTACCGATTCAATGTCTATTTCTGTTTCGTTCGCCAATATAATTTTACATTGTTCTCTTATGAATTCGGTGTATAGCAGTTGTTCTAACGCGTTTAGCCACTCTATATATGTTTTATTGGAAATAGGCAACGCTATATCAATTTCGTTCTTTAAACCGCTCACAAACGCACTTGCCGCTATCCCGCTATCGAACATAATTACCACCCCAAATTCTTTACTTGTTTGCCTTTTGCGCCATCTTTCCAATACTTCAAATATACCGCGTGAGCTTTCCGAATAAATTCACCTTTATGGCTTTCGCCCAAGCCCGTTAAAAATAAAATATTATCCACAATTGCCGTATTATACAGCGGCAAAACAGTGCTTTCATCGCTAAGTGATTTTACAATCACAGGTTCACCTTTAAAAAGGTTTTTCTTATCGTTACCGTATAAACCTTCAAGCTCGCTAACGCTGTCATTGTAATAGTTAAAAAACCGCCGCTGCTCAATAGGCGTTTCCAAACTAACCTTTTCAAACACATCTTTTATTGTCATGCAAATCACTCCTTATTTGTTCAGCAAGTGCCAAGGTCTTGCGTGGCAGGGGAAGGAAGAAAGAAAAAAACCCGCCACGCAAGAAACTGACAATCAAAAACGATTATGCGCAATTATGAATTCGCACACAACCGCCGGGATTTGTGCAAATTAAATCGCCAAAGTTTACAAGCAATGCCCTGTAAACAGATTTTCCTTCCATCAAATTAAATATTCCCCCTCCTTGCAACTCGGCAAAATTCCATTCTTTGGCGTGAAATTCCACAGCGCCGCTTTCAATTCCCCACATTTCATCTTCCGGCACAAAGCTTTCGTTAACAATGTCAACTTCTTTATTGCCGAACAAAAATGTAATAGACTTAAAGCCGCCTGTAATGGTCTTGCTTCGTTCCTCAACACGAATGTTATTGGTACGCAAATAGTTTACATAGTTGTCATACGCTTCGTCACCGCAAAGCAACATATCAACATCGCTGTTCTTTTCGTTCTTTGCACGGCGCAATGTCTTTGTAATTGTTCCATCGTCAATATCACCGTTGCCGTCTACTACAACAGGGTACAAATACGGATTGCTCGCTTTTGTCACACCGTATAAGCTTGTCACATTGTTATCGAATATCGCACCAAGTCCGGTAATTTCACGGGTAAACGAATTTTGAACGGTAATAAATCCTGCGTCAAGAGTAGTCGCCGAACCGTCAATTGTTATAGTGCCGTTAACCCTGTCCACCGCTGTAATTCTGCGCCCCGACTTTTGCGGAGTGCTTGTAATGATGTCACCGGTTGTCCATATGTCAATTATAAGCCCTTCCTTGACATACTTCGTGTCAGCAACCGTAATTACATTACCCGCAGGAGATACCGCCGATGTGGTAGTTAAAACGCCTGTACCGTTGCCAAACAACGACCTACCCACATTCCATTTTGCCGTATCGTATGCGCCTTTAACTTCTGTGTCGAGAGCGTTTGCCATAGCTCCGCCCGAGCCTGTAAGCGTTACAGCTTTAGCAGAAATTGTCACATTAACATACATATCTTTTGAATTTGTCGCAAACCTTTCAAACTTAACATTTCCGGATGCCGGAGTGTTAAGCCCTTCCGCACCGAAACCGAAACCGCCTGACAAACCGACCGGAGCAGCAGCCACGATTTTATCAGATACCAGCGGCACTTTTTTAATTTTACTAAACAACGCTGACGGCTCAATGCCTAATTGATTTCGCCATACCGGCAAATAATTTTCCTTTAACGCTTTTTCAAATGTTACCAAATTTTGCATAATTCATCCCCCTAAGATAATAAATAATTTTTACTTCAACTTCTACTACTTCTTCGGAGTAAACATATTTCGTGTCCGTTCCGAAGCGTCATCCCATGTTTTTGGTTTTTCTTTTATATTGAGTGCCGCATTTACTGCGCCGCTGCTTGCAGAAAACGGTGGCACTTGCTGACCGCCTTGAACCTGTTCAACCCTTTTCTTTTCGATTAAATCTTGAAAGTCCTTATTTTTTTCGTATAACTCCATCAGTTCTTCGGCTGTTGGCTCTTTGTTGCCCTCTTTAATGTTGCTTACACCTTTGGCAATGGCATACGCCATTATGTATTTTTCATCTGTGGGAAGGTCCGGCGACGACAGAGCCTTATTATTCGCGATTATCCTATCAAGTTGCGGTAACATCTCCTGTATCCCCTGCAATTCCGGCACCTGCGCCAGTGACGAAATAACTTCCGTCTTTTCTTTTTCATATGCTCCGGCTTTTGCTTGTTCGACAAACGGCTGCAAATCTTTCATAACATCGTCTTTAACAAACTCAGCCATTTGACGAGCATATTCCTCTTGCTTAGATTTTATTGTGTCCTCATCATCAAAGGTAAGCGAACTTACATCAAGCGTTGGCATAACAGCTTCTATAATTTCCTCTTTCTTTTCATCACTCATCCGCCTCGCCAATTCTTGCAAATTCTGATTTTCCGCCTTTAATGCTTCAATTTCCTGCATTACCTGTTGCAACTGCTCATCTTTTTCAGTCGCAACCTCCGTTGCCGCCTCAGCCGCTTTAACCGCTTCTTCGGTAACATTGCCTTCGGCGCCTTCAACCGCCGTCTCTTCAACTGCCGGTGTTCCCTCAACTTCCTGCTCCGGCGTGTTAAAATCCGCTTCGCTTGCCTGCCGTGCATCATCGAATGTTTCAATCCCCGGTATTGTTTCTTGTTTGTTTTCGTTACCCATAATTATCTCATTTCTCCTTCCGGCATTACTGCCATCATTTGTTTCCTTTCCTTCCTCTCAAAATGCTGCATAGCGTGCCCTTCCAACGCCGCCGCATATTCCGGCTTTTTCATTTTTAATATCTGAAAATTCATCTGCAAGATATACCTTAGGTGTTCTTCATAGTGAATTTCATCATCATCAAAATCGCTTATTTCCGGTAACGCGCCGTTTTCAAAGAAAACATTTTCACGCTGTGCCGCCTGTATTTGTAACAAATTCAAATTCATTATTTCGGTATAATTTCCAATCCGCATATATTCCAAAGCCCGCTGTTTCACCCGCTCCGGTATCTTTCCTGTTGCGTCTGTGAACAATCCTAAGTTATATGCCTCAAAGAACCGTTGTTTTTGCATTTCCTCACTCATAAGCAGTTCGTTTTCGGTCACATATTCCACATCATAGCTGTTTATATCCTGAGCCGACCATATTATCGCGCTGCCTATGCTGTTTGTGCCGACATAATTAATAATTCTACGAGCATTAGCATACAGTTTATAAATCTGCAACCACATCTTAGCTAAATTCCGTATGCTATTTCGAATGTGGTCACCCGTCAACGACAACCGCGTATCATCCGTTTCTTTAATGCTTTCCAACGCCCTGCCTGATGTTACCCCTGTCGGCACACTTCCGGAAGTCATAAGCTGGCTAACCCCTGCAACATATTCCATATCGCGAATTAAATTCTGCCGCTCCATCATAATTTCAGACGGTAAATTCCCATTCTCTATCGGTTTCGGTGCCTGTGAGCCTTGCTTATAAACCAACATATAACCCGGTGTCAACCCATTGGCTTCATATTCTTCTATGTCAATTGAACCTTCCTCTACCGAAAAACTTTGTATCGCAACACGCTTTATAAATTCATGTATACGGTTTACGCAACCGTTAAACGCCCTTTGTCGGGGAATTAAATCCTCTATTACCGACTTACCGAAAAATTGCCCGGCAATCTCTCTGCAAATGACCTGGTTTAACGGAATTCTGTTATACGGCAAATTCCCGTAATAAACAATTTCCTTGTCGCCGATTATAATTATCATGCGCCCGTCAGGTCTATGCTTCGACGGCCGTTCAAAATATGTAATAACCTTTTCGGCGTTATCAACCGTTCTGTGTCCTATCGTCAATACTGTGCTTTCATATCCAAACCCGCCGCCACTGCCCACCGGAGTAAGCTCAAATGTTTCAATATTCGTTCCTTCGACCTCAACACCGTATAAATCATATATATCATCAACCGTTTTTACCTGCTCCAATATAACTGACCGTTGCGAGTCTATCCCCTGCTTGAAAATACTTTCCGGGTATATTTCATACGGGGTAATCAGCCCATAATCCAAATCACCTTCGTAAAACGCTTCTTCATCATTCTTTTCCATACCGTCCTCACCAATTGCAACAACCTTTTTAACAGCGTATTTTTCACCCTTGTTACTGTCCCACCACGAAAGCCAAAAGCAATTACCGCATAGTTCATTCCATGCAATCATAGTGTTTTTCTTACTGTCAAAGTCGCTTACCGACTGTGTATGCTGTAATACCGCCGTTGATACTTCCGCCTTGGCGTAATCGTCAAGCTCGTTTGTCCGCGGGTTAACCTTCATTAAGTATTTTATTTTCTTTAAGTTTGAAATCCGCGTTTCAATCAGCGGCGCTATCTGATTAAATGTTTCGCGCTCAAGCCAATCATAAACAGGTTCTAACTGTTCAATGTTCCCCCGGTATGTATTTATATCGCAATACTGATTTCCCACAAGAAAATTTGCGTTTAATGTCCATTGGTTTTCAAGGGGAGAACGCTCCGTTCGGCGCTTTTCAAGTTCTTCGGTAACAAATTTAATAACATCTTCTTTATATAACTGCGTGCCGTCCTTTTCAGTATCAATAACCTTTTTTTCAGTTTCAACTTCACCCTCGGCAAAAACACTATCTTCGCTTGCATACATACCCCGAACTGGCGGAGCATACCTAAAAGCCACTACCCATCACCTCATTTCTCTTGCCGCTTGCGCCACTTTTCTATAACCCGCTGATGTGCGCTTATACTTTTGCTAACCGGTTCATTAATCGTTTTGTATTCGCTCATATTCCGGCACATCAAACGATTATAAAGGTCTTTGCGCTCAAACCAATGCAATATCGCCTGTATAATAATAATCACACTCAGCACAGCAACAACAATTAACATTATTCGCCACCGCCGGCTTCTTCGCTCCATACAGCTTTTAATTCGATGTTGTTTTCGATTTCGGTTTCAAAATCAAACAAAACATCACCTAAATGCCATCCGTCAAAAAGATAATCTTCTTTTGTAGGGTCTTTTGGTTCTTCCGCCGTCGTTCCGAACGGTATGGTCTGGCTATCAACCGAGCTGCCACCATCACTATCAAACGCCACCGTAATATTTGTAACGGCTTTTATTTTTAATAATAACGCTTCTAAGTCGGCAACATCACCCTGCAAGCCGCTAATATCCTGCATAACATCTTTGGTGTCCTCTGCGTGCTGAACCAATTCCAATATAACCGTTCCAAGTTTCCCCAACTGCCCCGAAAACCCCATGCCGCGGTTTAATATGTTTTTAAGTTTCATTATCTGCAACCCCTTTACAAAATCGCTTATGCATTTCAAGTCCGCGCGGTTTTTCAAACGCCCTGCCACAATCCGTACATACATAGCCGTTTAAATCAGATAATTTCGGCAGCTTAACCCCTATCGGTTCTGACGATTCTTCCAGCACTACCGGCTCCCGTTTACTAATATCAAAAAACAATCCTTTAGGCTCAGTCCTTTTCGGTTTTTCCGGCTCTTTGTAGTCTGCCATTTCCTTTAATGCCGATTCTAAACAACTTTTACACACTATAACGCTGTTCCCCGCTTCTCTCGTCTGCGAAATAGCATAAGTATCAACACTTTTACATCCCCTAACCATGCAGCGCCGTTTTAGTTTCTTAATATTCATCAGTAATAGCTCCTTCTTATATTTCCTTTTTTCAGCACTTTATCTTTATACTTTTGCAGTTCCGTCCGCTCGTCAACCTTTTTAGCTTCAACCTTTTCGACCATGCGCCAGTTTTGTATGCCGTACCGTAGAGCTGCCATAGCATCATCGTTAATGTTAATAGGTTCATCTGTATACTTGTCGGTTATCCTGTCCTTTTGCCATCTGTATTGTCCTATTTCAGATATAGTGTTCGCGCATGAGCTGTCAATATATATTTTTCGCTGTTTTAACCAATCAATTTGCGCCTTAACGCTTCCGGTACCTTTTTTACTCGGTACAACTCTAAACCCTGCGCGCCGCCACATCTGTATTCTATCCGGCTCCGCACTATCCGCAAACATAACTTTAGTTTTATCCCAATCCTTTAACATAGGTATTATCTCGCTTGTATCCTTTTCGGTAACATATAATTCCTTTAAAATATAAATCTGTCCGTCCTTAATCCCTAAACAAAGCACTGCGTTTGCATGATTAAATCCAAAGTCCTGCCCGTATGCCACATCATCATAAAAATTATAATCCTGCTCACATTCAATAACATTCCAATTGCTAAATATCAGTCCGGATGTTTCGCCCCATTCGCCAAGCCCGTAAATCCTGTATCCTTCAGGGTCAAGCTCTCTCCTGCGCTCCATACGGTCATAATAAGCGATGTCAATGAATTTATTATCTAAATATGTACTGTGATGTGTCAAAACATCATCAGAAACGCTATCAAAAAACACTCTCTTAATCCAATGCGCCGAGCTTACCGGGTTAAAGGTAAGCTTCATCTGATAAAACAATCCCCGGGGAAGTTCGCCCCTTAGTCGGTCATCTATAACATCAACATCAGCCTGTTGCAACTCTGTTGCTTCCTCAAGCCATACATCTGTAAGCTTCCCTGTGGTAAATGTAACCGATTTTATTTTCTCACGCTGTCGGTCATCGTTAAATCCTGCGAACAACACTTCGTTTTTATTTACCAAACACTTAATGCCCATCGGCGAAACGGTGTAAGAAAAATATTTTTCAAGCCCCATGCGGTTAACAGCTCCGACAAGTTCAGAAAATGTGCTGTTCCTATTCGATTGTTCCACCTTACGCACACATAGCAGATTTCGCCCCGGTTCACTTATCAGCCGTAAAATATATTGTTGCGCCGTATCAACGGATTTTCCGGAGCCTGCCGAGCCTTTCATAACAACATATCTATGCTTCGACTTATGTATCGGCTTGAAAATCTTATTGCATTTGATACTTATGTTATTCGGCAACCGGCACCACCACCTTAAAAATACAATTTTTCATACCTATCCGTTTTATACCGCCGTCGCTTCTCAAACCACAGCCACCAGTTCAACCGCCCTATAAAACTACACTATTTTCAAACTATTACAACCTTCTTCCCCCGCTCCAAACCCGCTCCAAGCCCGCCAGTTTTACATCCAACTTCGCAAAATACCAATTTTACGAAGTTGCAAACCCTGTAACGGTGCGGGTTATAAGGTTTTGATAATATTTTGTTGCATAAAACACCGTTTCAAGTATAATTATTCAACATATTTTACAGTTATTTCAAACCCTTTTTCGCTGCTTAAATCGAGCTTATCGGTCGGTTTTTCACCGATGGTATCTCTAACCAGTTCAAACGCTTTTTCGCTGCCCTGTGTCGCTTTATACGCCATAGCAAGCCCCATAGCTTGGTCTATTGTAATGCTTCCGTTTTTAGCGCGTATACGCTCCGCAAGCTCTGTCAGTTCAATATCTTTCGGCATATCCGTTGCAAGTATGGCAGTAAAGATTTCGCGGAAGGTAAGCCGCTTCTTTGCTTTTTTTGCCGAGGCCTTACCACCTTTGCGCTGTATTTCCCTTTGTGCTTCCTTTGTCCTTTTGCTAAGTGGTATCAAATTATCGTGTCCACTTTTCTTCTTATCCGCCACATCTCCACCACCTTTTTTATTATAATTACACTAATCCTAAAATAATTTTAGCACGAAAGAGGTGTCCATTATCGCCAACTTTCATAAAACTTCTTCCTAAATCGATACAAATTACTTTCAGATACAGAATGGTTAAGCGATATCTCAACAATGCTTTTATGTGTAGTAAGCACATCAAATAATGCTTGATAATATTCGCCGGCAACATCGGTGCAAAGGTTTAATATTTTCCGCTGTACTTCATCCGTCTGCTCTCGATATGTAAGACAAGTAAAATAAATAAATCCCTGTTGGTCATGCGACAGATTTATTCCGCGCTTTTTCCTAAACATCTCTCGTACCACTCCTTTTTAAACTTTGCCCCGCCATAAAACACCTCGATAATTTTAATAGCTGTTTCAAGGTCTAAAACCGGCTTTTCCGAAAACAACCGGTTAGCTTCCGAATAACGTGCTCCATTTTCCGATGCGTACTTTTCCCAAAAAGACAATTGTCTATGGTCCTCAATAACTTTCCGTTTAAATACCGAGCCTTGCTCGCGGGTGATAAAATGGTTTTTAACCATTGAATAAATATTATAAAGAGATAAATATAACATTAAATCCGCACGCCTATAATCAGGTGGTGCAGTAATATTGTTTTTAAGGTTATATAAAACGGTCTGTTCGATTTCGGATGGGTTCATAATTAAATCTCCTCGCACAAAAAATCTTCTTCAAGTTCGCCAAATCCTTTTTTGTCAATCGCGTACACGCCTATGTTGCTATACATTACATTATTTTTTTCATCAAGTTTATCGTATAAAGCAAAACACAAACTTGTAAATTTAATCTCATTTCGAAAAGATATTTTTAAATTTTGGGGTATCGGCATAATTTGTTTAATAAGTATTTTTTCCATGTTAAGTCTCCTTTTTTTTATAATTGGACTTTTGGACTTTTAGTTTTCTGTCGCCGGACTTTTTGTTGTTTTCTATATATTTATATTACTTTTATTTATTTTTTTATGTAACAAGAAAGTAAAAGTCCAAAAGTCCAAAGTAATCTTTAAGCAAGCAATAGCAAGGTTTTCAGCTTGGACTTTTACTATTTTTGAAAAGCCCATTTTCGCATTCGAAAAGTCCAAAATCATTTTGCAAACACTTTATAAACACCTTTGGACTTTTAGGTTTGGACTTTTAGAAAAATGAAAAGCCCAATTTCACTTATAGCACCGAAAGAAAATCTTCTTCGTTCTCGTCATAATCAGCAGGAAATAAATAACGCACATTCCCACTTTTTGATTCTTCTAATTTTTTCGGATAACTTTGTTTAAATGCTTTTGTAAATCCAGTGCGATTTTTGGCTTTGTGCCCTGCTTCTTCACACCATTTGCGATAGTTATAATATAAATCCAACGTAGAAATCTTTTCTTCAATCGGATTTTCTTTAATAAACACATAAACCGGATTAACCGCTTCCTGAAACTCCTCAACCGATTGTGCTTCGTCGTCTGTAACTGTGAAGGTATTAACTGCCCTTAGTGTTTTATAACCGTCTAAAATCCAATTAAATATAGCAGATTTATGTTCTAATAGCTTTTCAGTAATATTTTTATCCATAAGTTTTTCGTTCGGATTATTAACATCAGGGTCTTCGACAAACTTAATCGGAAATTTAATAAAACATATCCGTCGCATAAAACCGTATGTAATATCGCGCGCATTTATAAGTTCATTGCAAGCAAACATCATTTTAGCGCGACTACGAAAGTCGACGAAGTCTTTACCTTTAAAACAACCTGTAACCTTATCGCCAACAACAAGTTGCTTAAAAATAGCCTCCGCACCCTTTACATTCGTTTTTGTTTCCGCGCTGATGTTAAGCAGAGAATTTAAAAACTTTATCCGCTGAAAATCTTCTACAAGGGCTGACATCTCAACATTACTGACATTGTCATCGCCGAATATTTCCGTTATCACATTCAGCAGCACTGATTTACCGTTTGCACCTTCGCCCATAAGAAAAAAACACTTCTGCAAAGAGCAATCATTAAATAAAACATAACCGCACATCTCTTGCAGCAACGATATTCGTTTAGCATCGCCGGCAGCAATGTCAGAAATAAACTGTTCCCACTCCGACGAAAACACTTCAGGGTCATAATTAAAATCGACTTGAAAAGACGATAGGTCAGACTCTCTATGCTCCCTAAAAGTAAAATCAGTTAAATCAAGTGTTCCATTTTGAAAATTAAAAATAAGTTTTTGATTATATAAATCAGTTGAGACTGCATCAGTTTTAATAAGCTTGGTAATCGACGATATTCGCGAGCCGGTACGATAAAACCCGAGTTCGTCCGAAACATACGATTGTATTTCCGTATCTGTTTTGCGTTGCCAAAAACCCGATTGATACTCATAAAAACCGAGACTTTCGGAAAAACGAAGTTTGTGTTTTTCTAAAACAGATTTAGCAATTTCATCCTCCGACGGAGCTTTAAAGGATATTTTTTTAACTTCGTTAAACCAGTCTTTCGGAAAGTTATCTTCGGCAGCATTGAAAAGCTCTGTAAGCTCCGGTTTGGCAACGAAACGAGAAACAGAATAAGCAAACTCTTTAAATTGTTCTTTACCGGTTATTTTTTCGCATAGTGCGGATAAGCCATCCTTAGCGGAATTAATCAGTATTGACAATGAATTATTATCAACATAAAAATCAGAAACATCCTTATACTTGTTTGGCGGTTGTCCGATAACGAATTTTATTTTGTTTGTAAAAAGTGTTTCGGCAAGTTTAAAGGTAAATGAATTTCCGGCATCATCATTATCGAAACACAAAAATACATTATCGTATTGTCGGCATACCGACATAACAGTCTTAAGTTGTTCTCGAGAAAAATGACCGCCCATAGTAGCAAGCACAGAATATCCTTCCTGCTCAAAAGATAGTGCGTCGAATGCGCCTTCGGCAATAACTAATAAGTCAGAAGTATTTCCGATAGTATGCATACCCCACGGTATGTTTTCGTTAAGACCGTCCCTTTTCATTTTCTTATATTTAGGAGTGTCGTTTTTTCGATAAGCCCGCGTAATATAATAAGATATGTATCCATTTTTCCAATAAGGAATAACTATGCGTTTTTCATTGTTAAAACCGATTTTAAGGCGGTCTATCGTTTCATCTGATATACGCCGCTGATTAAGATATTTTCTAACGGTAGGAGTTAGGTTTTCGTGGTATTTTTGCACTTCGTTGCATAGGTTCTGAGTATACGAAACCCAGTTTGAATGATAAGTAAATGTAACTCCGGTTATTTCCGAAAGTTCACGAATGGCAGATTTTTTATCGCCTTGATAGCGAGCGATAGCGCATAAGTCGATAACATCACCGCCTTGGCTTAGTTTAAAGTCATACCAAAAATCATCATTTACCAAAAGGCAGGTGGCATTATTACCGCCGGAAAGAGAATATGTGCGGTCTCCGGATTTAATTATATTAAGGTTTAAGTAACGACGCGCGTATTCGGTGCACATTATTTTTTGTTTAATCTCGTGTATTATTTTCATAGCATTACCCCGTCCGTTTCCGTAAGAAAATCATCATTCCCCCGTAATTCCTTTAATCTCGTTTAAAAAATCTTTCCTTGCCGTTTTTGAGAGGTTTAGAGCCTCGTTTAGCGTTCCGTCATGTTCTGATAACACTTTGCGCTTTAACTCTCGCCAAAACCCCAACAAAGCGGATTCAAGCGTGCTGTAATATTGCATATCGGAATGATATTCTGTGCCTGCCGCCTTTCCGGTTGTTCTGATTTTAATTTGCGACAGAACATAGCCGCGCTCGTCTACTGTGATAGAATAGTTGTGGGATAGTTTAATCATTATGTTTTCCCCCTAACTCCGGGTCATCGTGGATGTTGCCGATAATTTCGGCGGCAAAATGATAATTGTTGTTTTTAATATTTTTTAATATACTTGATTCTTCCCACGCTGTCGGAGTATCCCTGCCGAGATATTTCACGCCGAAACCCGCTAATTCATTTATCCAAACAATAACGCCTTTTCTGTCAAAAGAATATGCAACGCCTGCAACTATATCCCCCTTATAAATCTCAACACCGTTTTTATCTTTTAGTCCGGTGTATTGTCCTATTGTTTCAGGGATGACTTCGATATAGTCAAACTCCGGGTATCCCGACATCGGCACTTCGTCATCGTAATAAGCCGTTGTCATTCTATGTATCATATATTTGCCAAAAGGCACGCCATAAACCCATTCTTTTGTGTCAACCCTCTTGCCCCTAAACTTTATCTCACGCATTATCATCCCTCATTTCTTCGTTCCAGCAACGGTAACAGTTTGAAGGCTTGCCTTCGCAATGTCTTTTTCCTCTTGCGTAAACGGCGTCTCTGCAAAAAGCAGGTCTTTCTTTGCCGTGATAATCGTATAGCTTTTCTGCCTTTGTAAACTTCTCCATAAAATCCATCATATATGTTTTAACAGGATTTTCCTCGCCCCACTTTTTGACGATGGCGATGGCTTTTTCGGGGTTATAATTTTCGAGGGTGTCACACCACTCATCCTCGCCATTATTTAAATCAGACAAGGGACAGCAGTCGCAAGCAATTTCGCAGTTCTTCGTCATTCTGTTTTTAATCTTTAAATAATCAATAGCTTTCATTCTGTTTCACGCTCCTTGCATTTTTTCAGTCTTAAAAAGTTATTTCCATCGCGGATTAGTTTTTCATTGGTAAGCAACAAACAACAATGACCTATTTCGTGGTTTATATAGCGTCTAAATTTACAAGTATTACAATAATTATTATGCGTTATGTGTATATCAACTGTGCCAATGTTTAGCCTTTTAATCATACTTTACCATCCTTTAACGCTTTTTCGGCTTCGGCTTTGGTGAGAAATACGGTTTTGCCGTATGTTCTTTCACCAATCCCTTCGCACACTACTTTATAATTAAATCCGTCATGCCTTGCGTTAATCACTTTTGCCTGTTCAATATTGTTGTTGAAAAAGCTACTTTTAACCCAAACTGTATCCCCAACCTTGCACGGCAACACCACTAACCGCCCATCACGCTCCAATTCACGGTAACGCAATAGTTCTTTCATGCAATCTGCTGTCACTGTATTATCCATGTCGTTCTGCTTTAAATATTCTATATCAGCCTTTATTTCCGCAATCGTTCTCATTCCGCTCCCACCCTTTCAAATTCATATACCCACACAAACGGATTACCCATAACATACCACTTCTTGTCTTTGTATTCCCGTGTTTCTTTTATGTTTTCCCACGGATAACTTGCATAGTGCGTTATAATTCCATTATGTTTGGCCGGCTTTGGTTTGGCGTACATGTCGTTCCACAAATTAGCAAACCCATTGACAAATGTCGGCTGTTGTATCTTATCTCTTTGCTTTGCGGTACTTACATTCCATACAGCTTTATATGCCCCCTCTTTTTCCGCTTGTTCCTCCGTAATATCCTGCACCCGCTCAACCTTAACATCCGTAACCTTTAAAAATAGCCTTGCCGCTTCTTTTGGCACGAAACGGGGGGAACGCCATTTTATACCGATTGATTTATATGTTTCTGCAATATCTTCATGGCAAGCCTTATAGATATAATCGTCTTTTAAATTTTCATCCCATTTTTGCCATGTTTCCCGCACATACAAAATGTCGTTTGGCTGAAATGGCGCGCAACATAAGCAAATCGCTTCGGCATCCGCTTTATTGGTTTCCATGAATTTGGTTAAGCTAATCGTTGTCTGTCCATCGGGTTTGTTTTGTGTGACCGTCTGCGGCTTGATAACTCGCCTCGTTACCGTCTTTCTGCCGTCTAAAATCGCCTGCAGCATTTCGGTGTTAAATAAAATTGGCTTTGCGTTTTGTAGTAGTTCTGATTTAGTCATTCCGATACCTCCACATACCTGAAAAATCTGATGCAAAACAACAGGTTAAACCATGCGAAAGCGATTGCAAAGCGGCAATTTGACGCCTTGTGTGTAATTCCGACACTCGGGATTATGAAAAATTGCGTATCGGATATGTTGAACCCAAACCGTTTAGCAATTTCACGGGAAATATAATTTGATTGCCCGTCACATCCCCCACAATTAGGATGGCACACATAACTATTTGTGTTGTATTTGCAATCGCCGCATTTTGATTTATTCATTCCTTCCCCCCCCATTCTTCTGCGCTGCTATCAATCCAATTCATAAACTCTTTGCATTCTAAGCACAACAATCCTTCTAACCCGTTTTTTTCGTGTATCATGCTTTTAAAGTGTTTTTCATGGATGTTTCCATCTTTTTTAAATCTGTAAAGTCTTTCTCTAACTTCTTCTTTCCAAAACACTATATTTTTACTGCCGCAAGTAGGACATTTATATTTCATTCTTTTTCCCACACCTTCACCTTCCTAACCCCAAATTTTAACGCTTCCTTGTGACTTTCCATAAACATATCAATGCATTTGCCGTATATCGCTCCCCCTCTATCCTGCACTATCCTTTCGCCCACACCTTCAATCGTTAATTCCGTGCCAAACTCCATATCACACGCTACCGTCACGCCCTCAACTGCCATTTTACCGGAGGCAGTAAAATGGTCTGACTTACCGCAACACGCCACACAGGGGCAGTATGCAAAGATGGTGTATTCTCCTAAATATTTGTAGGGCTGTTCGGCTCGTTTGGCGCGGTTTTGTTCGGTTAAAACTGTCTCGGCAGCGTTACCAGAAAAACATAAAAACATTAAAACAATCAATACTATTATTTTCTTCAAAGTCAACCCCCTTCAATCAATTTAACCGCTTCTTCCACACTTCTAACTATACCGGTTATCGCTCCGGTACTTTTCATGACTTTTAAAAAGTGCGCTTGCTCTTTTCTTATTCTTCCTTTTTCTGTTTTAACTTCAAAATAAAACGCTTTTCCGTCTGATTTTCTGTGTCCGGACAAATCCGAATAACCTTTCGGCACCCCGGTTGAAAAAAACCTGCCGTCAACGGTTTTTCCCGAGCCTACATTAACCCTGAAAACCATTGCATATTTCGTTAAAGCAATTCTTATAGAATTCATTAAATCCGCTTCATTCATCGATAAATACCTCTTGCTTGCGCCTGATGCCACATCCACCCTGGCTTATATCCATGTATCTTTGCATAATCAGCCAGTTCTTGCCGAGTAGTACATTCATCAGGCGACTTATATCCTTCAACCCTTTTAATATCTGCTTGCCGTATTTCCTGCAACTCAATTTCTTTGTACTGTTTTATTTCCTCTGTTGTAGGTTCATAAACCCATCCGCAATACGGACACATCGGAGCAGTTTTAAATGTACCGAAACATTGTAAGCATTGTCGAACGACCAGTTCGCCTTTTTCGTTAAAGCGGTTGTTTGCTTTTAGCTTCCCGGTTAAACTCCATTCTCTGTCATCATCAGGCATTCCATGTTCGATGTAATTTCCGACATGGTCTATAACGATTGCAGTTTTATTTTCCTGCGGCCTTAAAGCCCTGCCTGACTGCTGAATAAATAGCGCTGTTGAAGCAGTTTTCCGAAGCATAATACAACAATGGCAATCCGGTACATCAAAACCTTCTGCGATTAAATTTACATTGCACAGAATAGTTATTTCTTTGTTTCGATACCTTTTTATAATTTCCGCTCGTTCCTTTTTCGGAGTATTGCCGTCAAAATGCACAGCTTTTATTCCTGCCGCTTGAAATTCAGCCGCCATTGCCTCGGAATGCTTAATTGTAGAGCAGTAACAAATAGCCTGCTTACCGTCCGCTAATTCTTTGTAATGTTTGATAACATCGCCAAATATAGCCCTTTGAGATAAAACAATTTCTTGTTGCTTAGTGTCATAATCGCCTTTGGATTTTTTCAAACCTTTAAGGTCTGCAACGGTAGGCGCATAATATTTGTAGTCTGCTAAAAAGCCTTCTCTAATTAATTGCTTCATTGAAATGCCCACAATTAAATTATCATAAGTGGCGTTTAAGGGTTTGCCGTCCAACCTGCAAGGCGTGGCAGTTAGTCCGACTATCGGCACATCGGGATATGCGTTTATGATTTTCTGCCATGTAGTAGCCATAGAAAAATGACACTCATCGAACACAATAAAATCAGGCTTAGGATATTTGTGTAAATTATTTGAATATGTTTTAACCATACCAATATGTATCGTTTTTCGCTCTATCCCAAGCCTGTCAAATGTGTCAATCGTTTGGTCTAACAGTTCTTTTCTGTGCACCAAAAACCAAACCGTTTTATTTTTCTTTTGTGAACTGGCTGCCATAAATGCAAATATAACTGTTTTTCCTGCGCCGCATGGTAACACCGCTACAATCCGCTTATAATCTGCGACAAAAGTTTTATGAACCTTGCGCAACAAATCAGATTGATAGTTTCTAAATTTCATTACAGCGGTATATCGTCCATATCAAACGGCACATCAGCGTCTGTCGGTGGTGGCACCGGTTGAGTATGCACACTGCTCGACTCAACCCATGGGGGCAGTTTTTCAACCTGATTAGGCTTTTTGAAATATGCTACCTTGTGTTGCTTTTCGCCTTCGTATTCTTCGTGCTTAGTCCGGCACGCTCCTACTTTTCCAATCCATGTTGACGGTTCTAAATTGCCATGCGCAATTTGAAAGCTATCCCAGAAATCACCAAGCATTTGGTCTGTCGCTTCCGGGTTATTCGGTAAAAAAGTTATATAATGAAATAACCTTGTATTTTTACCAGATACTGCAAAGGTTAGTTTAACTAAATCATTTCCTTTTGCTGATTTCCCTTGTTCCGCTTTCTCAACCCTTATACGATAGTCGCCTATTGGTAAAACCTCAAAACTTCTTTCTTCGTAATTGTCTGCGTTAAATTGCCAATTAATAGCCATTTTAATTATTCCTCCTTAAATTAATGGTTTTTATTTTTACTTCTTATCAATATAAGTTGCTCTCAAATCTGCTATATGTAGTTCTAAAGCAAGGGGATACTTTTCAAATGCATTACCTAAAGCATAGCTACCGCCCTTGATGCTATCGTCAAAACCACCCATATGCCATCTGATTGCCATAAGTTCATCGACGGTTAGTTTCATAAACAGCCCCACTATATAAGCCGATTTTTCGCCATGACCGTAGGGAAATTGGTCATCCACCGAATATCCTTGTACCGTTTCCCAATCAAACCTACCGCCCTCGTCACGCTTACTGCCGTTTTCGGAATAAACCTTTTTGTTTCTCCATTCCGGTACATAAAAATTAACTTTGCATAGGTCGTGAAACAAACTAACGATAGCGACACTTTCGTTTTCAGCTGATATCTTTATACCGCTTTTCATGTTTTCAAATACAGCCAGCGAATGCTCAACTAAACCGCCTTCATGTGAACCATGAAATCTCGTGCTTGCCGGCGCAGTATAAAAATCAGTAGTATCTAACCATGTAAGAAGTTTATCTATTCCCGCGCGCTCAATATTTTTGTTACAAAGGGATATAAACTTTTCTTTCATCACTTAACCCCTTTCCCGTTGAATATATCTTCCGGCTTGCAAGTCTTTCTGCAATATAACTGGTCTTTCGCATATACCGTTTCACTTCCTTGCAAACGATAAAACCATATTTGCTTACCTTCAACTTCTACGGTTTCTATCTTTGCCACAATGTTTGCAAGTCCGCATATGTTTTCAAGAATTTTCTGCGGCAACTTAGGGCTTACCATGCTTATCTGTGTTCCGTCAGCTTTTGTAATCGCATATGTATCTTGCCATGCATTGAAAATTACATTAACATCAACAAGCGTTGCGGCTCTCACTAATCGCTTGATGCCGTAATACACAACCTGATAATCCATCTGCGAGGCAACACCCCTATTTTTGCCGACTTCTCCAAGCTCCAAAAGCCACCTGTCTATAATGTCAGTAAGATTATCAATAATAATGTTTTCATGCTTTTTAGAGTTTGCCGTCGTTTCAAACTGTTTAATAAAATAATCATTGTCGGCAGGGTTGTCTTGCTGCTGAAGAATTTTCGGAATTTTGATAATTTCCGTGTTCGGCCGTTCAAAGTTTTTAAGTACCACGCTCGAATTATCACTATCCATTAACAGGTTTTTGCCTTCTGTCAATGTAGAATTAACTGTTTTCCCTGCACCACTCTTACCATAAATCAAAGCTACTGCCATATTAGTTCTCCCCTCTCATCATCTTTATTTGTTTTGTGCTAAACCCAACATCTTCAAAACTAATCGGAGCTGTCAACACCTTAGTTTGCTTGCAATAATCACATATGCCGCACCGTTCGGCAGGGATTTCACCTAATTTAACCTTTGTAATGTGCGGTAAATCCTGTTTTAAATAACCCAAACATTCATCAAGCCGCCATTGAGGAATATGTATTATTTCAAGGTTTGTTACAGGTTCCTTTGTTGCGGCGGCAATATAAACAGGCAATTTCCCGCCAAACACTTCTTGATACACCGCAAGCTGTATATCATAGCTCCAATGTTCAATAAAGCTTTTTCCCATAATAGGTTCTAAAGAGCGCATACATTTTAAATCAACAATTTTGTTCGGAAACAAGCTATCGATTTTAATCTTAAAAGGCACACCGTCAATTTCCCCAGTTTTTATAACCTGTTTTTCCCCTGACATAAAAAGCATAAACAGTTCATCGTTTTCGAGACGGTTTATTATTTCTTCGGCATTGATGTAATCTACTTTTAAGTCACCGGACTTTAAGAATATTTCCGGGTGTTTAGCTTTAAATATGTCAAGAGTGCCTTCAAAATGAGCGTCAACATAGCTGCCTACCAAAAGAGCAGTTGTGTTTTCTTGTTTATACTCCCCATTAATTTTAGCTAACGCCATAGCCTCGCATTGTATAAAGTCTTTGTATTGCGACACCGACATAAAGCGTTTGTTTGCTTCGGTGGAATGATAGTTTTCAGCAGTTAATATAAAACTCATAATTATTCAACTTCTTTCACATCGTGAAATTCCAATGCGCATTCAGTCGAACAAAAAAGGTTGCCTTCACAATCTATGTACGCTTCGTAATCTTCAGTCAATACGGTAAATGTCTTTTTGTTTTCTAAGCAATTTACGCAGTTACCTATGATAGTCGGGTCTTTTAAATCTTCGGTGTGATATATTCGTTCAGCTTGTTTAAAATTATCCATTAGGCTGCTCCTTTCCGGGCTTGTCCTCTTCATAAACTTTAATCGGCTCTAACTCCTTTTCGACCGGAAACATTATAGACCGTAGCTTTTCCTTTGCCGCTTCCCATTCTTCTTCTGTATACGACATGCTCCAATTGCTGCCGTGTATATCAACCATTCTTTGTCGTGCTGTTGTGTAATCCTTTGCATAAATCGGCTGACAAAAGCCCGCCAATTTTTGTCCGCAACCAAAGGTGAAAATATATTTATTCATCGTTCTGCTCCTCTCGCGGGTCCTCTTTTAAAAGTCTTAAAAATTCCACACCGTTTACAACAAAGCTTTCTTTCGTTTTGTAAGCCGTGTCGTTTCTGCCGATAAATTCAGTTTCTGCAACACCGTAAGCCTCTTTTACTTTTTCCCATTCTTCGTTGCCGTAGTACCCTACTATGTGAACCTGTTTATCAGGGTCAACTATGCAAACATCATACTTTTTATCTATTTCGTCAACAATTTTCTGTGTCGCTTTATTTGCGCTGATATATTCATCTATTAATGTTTTTAAACTTTTCATTTGACAACCTCGCTTTCCTTAGCCAAAAACCCATCAATTTTAATAAGTATTTCAAGATTTTTAGCCATTAAATCCTTTAATTCCTCGCTTGCGGTCTGTTTCTGTTCTTCTTTTTTTTCAGCAAATCGAGCGTCATAGTAACCACTTAACGCCCTTGCTACTGTTGACCGACTCCATTTTGTGATTTTTACTATTTCAGCGGGCGACAATCCTTTTTCGCCCAATAGCTTAATATTATCGATATCCTCTTTAACTATCTCTGCGCCGTTCGGAAAACTTTTCATTTGACAACCTTCCTTCTTTCGTATATAATTTAACTAACTGATTTTATAAGCCCCTTATGGCTTCCCGCTCACACTTCCGATGTGGGCGGTTTTTTTATTCCCATGTTACCACCGCCCATAGTGCTAAAGGTATCGCTATAAACACCGCTATAAATGTATGTACCGTTATCCCAATCACAGCGTCCACCTCACAGCCTTACAGCCTTTCATGTCTTTATTCCTTATCCCGGCTAATTTTTTAGCTTCGTAATCGTAATTTTTACTGCTGATGGGCACGCGAACATTGTTTAAAATTACTTCTCCACGACAAACGCTGTAAATATAAAGCCCTTTCTTTCGTGCCCCAATAATGTGGATTTGCTTTGGCGTCAACCCCTCAACCGATTCTGATAACCTTTTTTCAAGTTCGCATTTTTCAGCCGTCAGATTCGCAATATCCCGCAGAAGGTTTTCCGATTTCCCACGGTAGTATTCGCGCAAGTCTTGTGTTTGTCTGTCTTTTTCGGCAATCTTTTTTAGACAAGATTTTCTTAGTATGAACATTTACTTCGCTCCTTTCTACCCTACTTTTTCTTCAACCCACTCATAAAACTTATCTTTGTAAATCACATAAGACCAATTTTTAAGCTTAACGGCAAACCCGAAGGGAAATCTCCCTTGCTGCAAGCCGTATCTTAGCAACCGTGGGTAAATGTTCATAACATCTGCTGCTTCTGCTACTGTGATTGTTTCAAGTGGTTGCATGATTTTGCCCTCCTTTCTAACTTATTAATTCATCCACCGTGGTTTCAAGTGCTTCTGCAATTCGCTTTGTCAGTTCAAGCCCCGGTATTTTATATCCCTTTTCAATGTGAGATATAAAAACCTGTGTAGCTCCAACTTTATTTGCAAGCTCCTCTTGCGTTAAATTGAGCGCGTTTCTGCACTTCAAAACATTTCTTGCGATTCCCAAACATATCACCCCCTATTCGATTTTTATTGACATCAATCCCCAAATAATGTATACTTGTTTTGCGAGAACAATTTAATAAATTATTCAAGGGATTTTTGTGTCTGTTTTTAATACTTGGTTATATTATAATTCACCGCCTGAGGAATGTCAATGTTATTTTTCCTCATCTGAGCATAATTGTTATGTTTCACAATTTTCTATTCCTCGTTTGGTGAAACTAACCAATAACAAAAAAAGGATGGTGGCATTGTGGCGAATATTTTGTTTATAATCACCTCTGGTTTGGGTGTTGCAGGGTTTTTTGGCTTTTTTATAGGACACACAAACTTGGTTTTTTTGGGCGGAATTGCCGTGGCTGTCGAAATTGTTGTTGGCTTATTAACTCGCGAATTAAGGAGTTTAAATACTATTGTTTTAGCAATGTTTTTAGGTGTTATATATTCTTCGATAAAAGGTTTGCCTGTTTGGTATGGTTGCATGGTCGGTTTATGTTTTGAAAGTGTTATAACAATGGCCATCGGAATTGTTTCCCCGTTATTTTTCTTACTAACTAAAAAGCCCAAAAACACAGGCAACATTAAAGAAATACAAAATCACGGAAAGTCTGAACTTGAAGAGCTTATGGCAACTGATTTAACTGAAGAAAAGTGAAAGGAGACGCTAAACATGATTTTCTTAAAAAAGTTAGACAATTTGATTAGCGAGAAAAAAATAACACGCAATAAAATGTTAAAAGATTTGTCTTTAGGAACAAACTCATTTGTGAACTGGCAAGAAAGGAACACCATTCCAAGCGGTGAAACACTTTCTAAAATCGCCGACTATTTCAATGTATCCGTTGACTACCTCCTCGGTAAAACAAACAATCCTGCTCCGCCCGATAGTGACATCACCTTCGACGACTTTACCTTCGCTTTTTACGAAGAATCAAAAACCCTTACAGAAGAAGATAAAGAAAACCTACTTGACATGGCACGGATATTTAATCAAAGGCGAAAGGAACGACAAAGGAAAGATGGTGAGTAAATGCAGGCGCTTACCAACCTATACAATGAATTACAAAAAGAAAATATAGTCTTAGAAAATCTTAATATAGCAAATCACAAAGCCGCAACCATTAACATTGAAAAGGATTTTGCTGTTTTTGTTGACTATGATAAAATCACGACATTAGACGATGAATTTAATGTTGTTTCTCACGAATACGGACATTGTGCTACCGGAACGACCCATAAAGTTTGTAGCCCATATGAATTAATTTCAAGACATGAATACAGGGCAAACAGACATGCGATTTATAAGTTTTTGCCATTTGAAAAGTTTAAAGAAGCGCACTATAAAGGTTATGATGAGTTTTGGGAAATTGCAGAATACCTTGATTTACCTGAAAAGTTCGTGCGGCTTGCATACGATATTTATGCCAAAGAAGGAAAACTATAATAAGCAGGTGATACCATGATATGCAGAAGCAAAAAATGCCAACGAGAAATATCAGGCGATAGTATATATTGTTCATACTGTGGAATAAAACAAACGCCCGAAAAAATTAAAGAGCTGAAAAAGCCTAACGGTTACGGAAGTGTAATTAAGCTTAGCGGCAGACGCCGAAAACCGTGGGCGGTTAGAGTATCCGAAATGGTAAAAAACAAGCAAAAATTTAGATATTTAAGTTATCATGAAACAAAAACAGAAGCTTTGAAAGCATTAGCGCAAGAACAAATCACTCCCACAAGCCCAAAAGCAAATATAACATTTAAAGAGTTGTACGAAGAATGGCTTGAAACACCTGATTTTATAGATATAAGCAAACAAACACAAGATAATTATACAGCTGCATATAAACATTTAGCGCCTTTACATTCCACTAAGTTTACCGACATCAGAACAGGGAATATGCAACAGATAATACGCAAATTAGACCGCTCGTTTTCAACTAAAACAAAAATTAAAATTCTTTGCGGACTTTTGTATAAATACGCAATACAGAATGATGTTTGCAATAAAAACTATGCGGAATTTATTAAAATTCCAAGCGAAAAGAAAGAATGCAAGACTATATTTACTGACTTAGAGTTGGAAAAAATGGAAAAATGCGGACTACCTTATGCCGATACTATCATTATATTGTGTTACACGGGGCTTAGGATTAGTGAGCTCTTAACATTGACGCGCTTTAGTGTAAATTTAAAAGATATGACATTAACAGGTGGCTTAAAAACCGATTCGGGCAGAGATAGGACAGTACCGATACACCCAAAAGCGCTACCGCACATTAAAAAGTATTATGATGAAGGGCATGACTTATTAATAACCAAATCCAAAGAGGTCGGCAGGGGCAAAAATAAGACTGTGCAGAAAGGATTACCCATAACCTCAAATTATTACAGGAAATATATCTTCAAGCCGATAATGGAGGAATTAAAAATAGAAGGCAAAACACCTCACGCAACACGACACACAGCCGCCACTCTAATGACGATATCCGGAATGGATACCAACGCAATTAAAATGATTTTAGGGCATGCAGATTATGCTTTTACAGCAGACACTTATACCCATATAGATTTGACTTTCTTGCAAAATGAAATAAATAAAATATAA